AGATGAGGAATTTAATCAAATTATGGGTGAGATACTCATAGAACTGTTAGCCAATCAAGGGCTAGAGGAACTAGAAAATGGAATATAGTAAAGAGTTTAGAGTCAGACTCAGAAAAGAAATTATAGATGATGAAGGTCAAGTATTAAAAATATATTTAGATCATTTGGGATATCCAACTTGTGGAGTTGGACATTTAATTCTTGATAGTGATGAAGAACATGGAATGCCAGAGGGTACTCCTATCACACAAACAAGATCCGATGAACTATTATTTGTTGATTTAAATACTGTTCTCAAAGAATGTGAAGAAAGATTTCACAATAATTGGAGAGAATGGCCAGAAGAAGTTCGATTGATAATTGCTAACATGGCTTTTAATCTTGGATTAACTAGATTAACAAAATTCAAGAAAATGTTTGCCGCGTTGAATGAAGGTGATTACAAACAAGCGTCTATCGAGGGGTTAGATTCTCGCTGGGCTAAACAAGTATATAATCGTGCGAATAGATTAATGAATCGTTTGCGTGATATAGATGTAACTGATAAATAAAGAAAAGGTATATTATGACATTAGATAAACAATTAAGAGAAGCTCTTAAATTAAGATATCAAGGTGAAATAGCTGCAGCTAAAACAAATATTCAAGTGTATATGAATCAATCAGTTGGTATAGGAGATCATCCTGATATCATCGGTGCTATTGATACACAATTGGATATATTAACAGCTGCCGAAGAAAAACTACGAGCTGTTCAAGATCATTTTGAACCAGTTAAAGTGTAGTTTGACTAGAATCAATATAATCCCTGTTGAAGAATTAACTGATCAACATTTGATCGCTGAGTATCGAGAGATATTCATGGTTGGTTCTGCTCTACAGCGTTCTATTAACTCTAAGAGTTGGAACCCAAAAAAGATTCCTGAAAAGTTTAGATTAGGAACAGGCCATGTAATGTTCTTTTATGATAAAGGGAGATATCTTTATAAAAGATATATTCAAATCAGAAAAGAAATGATTACAAGAGGGTTCAAACCTGACGATAATAGAGTATTTAAAAAACTACAATTCCCAAAAGATTATTATAACGATTGGGTGCCATCTAAAACTGATCAAGAGATCATTAGAAAACGAATTGAAGAAAGGATACAACAGAAACCAGAATGGTATAGACACTATGGCGTTTCTATTGTATAATATATATTATGCACTACTATACTAATGTAAAAAGATACAAAGACTTTATTCTAGTTAGAGGAGTAAGGAATGAAGAAAAGTATATCAAGAGATTGAAATACGAACCTACTCTTTATATCCCGTCAAATAAAACGACAGCTCATAAATCAATTGCAGGTGAATATCTTCAACCAAAGAAATTTAGTTCACCTAGTTCAGCTAGACATTGGAAGAAACAATACGACAACACAGGTATTGATATTCATGGTTTAGAACAATGGGAATACACTTATCTAACAGAAACTTTCCCAAGCGAAATTGATTTTGATATTAAGAAAATAAACATACTTAATATTGATATTGAGTGTGAATGTGAAAATGGGTTTCCAGAACCAACAGAAGCCGAAGAAAGAGTTAACGCGATAACTATGAAACTCTTTGGACATAAAGAAACTCATGTTATTGGTGTTGATAATTTTGATTATAAAACTGATGATCCGAATATAGTTTATCACAAATGTCATCATGAAAAAGAATTACTTCTTAAATTCATGGAAGTTTGGGACGAGTTAGAGCCTGATATTATTACAGGTTGGAATGTAGAAACTTTCGATATCGCTTATCTTGTTAATCGTATCTGGAAACTATTTGATTGGGATACAGTTAGAAAGTTATCTCCACATGAATTAGTAACATCTAGAGAATGGATGTATATGGGTCAAAAGAAAATGATATCATATAACATTGCTGGAGTTGCTATTCTAGATTATCTTGAAATGTATAAAAAGTTTACTTACATTACTAGAGAAACATATCGGTTAGATCATATAGCAGAAGTTGAATTGGGTAAAAAGAAAATTGATTACTCAGAGTTCGGAGCGATGCATTTATTCTATAGAAACGATTATCAAAAGTTCTTAGATTATAATGTTAGAGATACAGAACTAGTTGAAGAATTAGATAACAAATTACAGCTCATGGAGTTAGTTATAACAATGGCTTATCAAGCTAAGTGTAACTATGAAGATGTATTTGGTTCTGTTCGATATTGGGATTTAATTATCTATAACTTCTTAAAGAAAAGAGGAATGGTACCTCCACCTAAGAAGATGGCTCAAGACGGAAGAATCATCGGAGCTTATGTAAAAGAACCTCAAGTAGGACAACATAAATGGGTTATGTCTTTTGATTTAAATAGTCTATATCCTCATTTGATTATGCAATATAATATGAGTCCAGACACCTATCAAAGAAAAATATTCAGTCAAGAAATTAATGTGAAGAAACTTCTAGAAGGTGAAGTTGATCTTAGTATGCTATCTAGTACAACAGTTACACCTAATGGAGCGTTGTTCAGGACAGATAAGCAAGGCTTTCTTCCTGAATTACTAGAAGAAATGTATGATCAAAGAGTTTTGTTCAAAAGAAAGATGATTCAATCTCAACAAGAACTTGAAAATACTCCTAAAGATAATTTAGTTAAAAGAAAAGAAATTGAATATGATATTGTTAAGAATCACAATAATCAGATGGTAAGAAAGATATCTCTTAATAGTTGTTATGGTGCATTAGGTAATCAATATTTTAGATACTTCAATAGACAAATAGCTGAAGGTATCACAACAGCGGGTCAATTAAGTATTAAGTGGGTTGAGAAAGCTGTTAATGATTACTTGAATAAGTTATTAGAAACTGATATAGATTATGTTGTCGCCATTGATACTGATTCAATCTATGTTACTTTTGAAAATTTAATTGAAAGAGTTAAACCGAAAAATCCAGTAGAATTTCTAGATACAATAGCTAAAGAAAAAATTGAACCTCATATAACTAATTCTTATGAAGAACTAGCTTCTTATGTGAACGCATATCAGAATAAGATGGAAATGGGTAGAGAAGTAATAGCTGATAAAGGAATATGGACAGCGAAGAAAAGATATATTCTTAATGTTCATGATTCAGAGGGTGTAAGATTTAAATCACCTAAATTAAAAATGATGGGTATTGAGACAGCTAAGTCTTCAACACCAATGTGGTGTAGAAAGAAACTTGAAGAAGGTATTAGAACATTAATGAATGGAACAGAAAGTGATGTATGGGAGTTTATTACTGATGCTAGAAATGAGTTTAATAAATTACCTATAGAAGACATATCTTTTCCTCGAGGTGTTCAGAATGTTAAGAAATATGAGAACGCCGCGTCGATATATAACAAAGGAACACCTATTCATGTACGAGGATCATTACTCTATAATAACTTTTTATATAAATACCATATAGACAAGAAATATCCTGTAATACAGAATGGTGAAAAAATTAAATTTTGTTACATGAAGTTACCTAATATTATGAATGAGAATGTTATTTCATTTGTCTCAGCACTACCTAAAGAATTTGAACTTGAGCCTTATATTGATTATGATACTCAGTTTCAAAAATCATTTGTTGAACCTTTAGGTGTAATATTAGATAAGATCGGGTGGACAACTGAGCCAGTTAGTACACTTGATTCATTTTTTGGGTAAGTAATTATTACCCATGAGGGGTAATAATGTACGAATATAGAGTAAATGTTATTAAAGTTATAGATGGTGATACTGCAGATGTTGATATCGATTTGGGATTCGGAGTAGTCTTAACAGATGAAAGAGTTAGAATTATGGGAATCGATACACCAGAGTCTAGAACTTCTGATAAAGTAGAAAAAGTTTTTGGTAAAGCAGCTAAGAAAGCATTACAAGATATGTTAGGCGAAACAGCAATTTTAAAAACACAAATTAATAAAGATGGTGAAGACATGAAAGGAAAATTCGGAAGAATCCTTGGTGACTTTATTGTTGAACATAATGGTGAGCAAAAGAGTGTTGTTAATGCATTGATGGAAGATGGCCATGCTGTAGATTACTATGGTGGTTCAAAAGAAGAAATTCAAGCACAACATATGGTTAATCGTAAGAGATTAATTGATGAAGGTGTTGTTGAAATGTCTTATGAAGAAGCCGGGTTGACAGATCAAGATTTGGTAGTATAATAGTAGTATGAATGAAATTTCTTATATTTTTTTATGTCTACATTTAATAACTTGGGCATTTTTAATCATTCTATTAATTGAATTGAATTCTTTCAAAAGAGAAGTTAGATTACATATTGATTATGATTCAACTTTAAGGAAAAAAAGAAAAGAAATAAAAGCGAAAAAGTAAATTGGAGATATTATGAGTTATTTGAAAAACTTAATTAAGACTACTGGTAATGAATTCGCGTCGATAGTAGAAGAAGGTGTACAAGCCGCTGATGTCAGTGGTTATATTGATACAGGTTCTTATATTTTTAACGCGTTATTATCAGGGTCAATATATGATGGATTACCTAATAACAAGATCACAGCATTAGCTGGTGAATCTGCTACAGGTAAAACATTCTTCGCACTTGGAATGTGTAAACAGTTCTTAGATGATAATCCTGATTCAGCGGTTATCTATTTTGAATCAGAGAGTGCAATCACAAAAGACATGATCGAAGAAAGAGGAATTGATTCTTCTAGAATCGTAATTGTCCCTGTAACAACAGTTCAAGAGTTTAGGACTCAATCTATTAAAATTCTTGATCAATATATTCAAGATAAAACAGACATGAAAATGTTATTTGTTTTAGATTCTCTTGGTATGTTATCAACAACTAAAGAAATAGAAGATACTGCATCTGGTGCTGAAACTAGAGATATGACTAGAGCTCAGTTAGTTAAAGGTGCATTTAGAGTTTTAACTTTGAAGCTAGGTAAAGCAGGAGTTCCGTTAATCGTAACGAATCATACTTATGATGAAATGGGACTATTCGCTAAGAAAGTTATGGGTGGTGGTAGTGGACTCAAATACGCTGCATCATCAATTATCTTTTTATCTAAGAAAAAAGAGAAAGACGGAAAAGATGTTATTGGAAATATTATTCATTGTAAGAATGAGAAATCAAGACTTACTATGGAAAATAAGATGGTAGATGTTATACTCAAATACGATTCAGGTTTAGATAGATATTATGGTCTATTAGACTTAGCAGTCAAGTATGGTATATTCAAACAATCATCAACAAGAATAGCATTGCCAGATGGTACAACACAATTTGGTAAAACTATTAATAACAACCCAGAGAAGTACTTTACTCAAGAAGTACTAGATCAAATTAACGAAGTAGCGAAACAAGAATTTTTATATGGCAACGCGATTAGAACAGACGATTCTCAAGAATCTGATACAGAATGAAGAATTTACTAGGAAAACTTTACCTTATATAAAATCAGAATTTTTTTCTGAGAGAGATGAAGAATTTCTATTTAAACAAATTCGAGATTACTTTTTAAAGTATCAAGCATCACCTACACCTGAAGCTCTCATCATTGATATTGATGAAAAATCTGATGTGGATCAACAATTAATATCTGATACAACAGTTTTAATTAGAGAGATCAAACAAGATACTACAGAAACACCTGATGAATGGTTAATTGATTCTACAGAAAAGTGGTGTAAAGACAGAGCAGTATATAATGGTGTAATGAATTCTATTGCGATCATTCAAGATAAGCAAGGTCAACAAGGAGAAATACCTGATATTCTTAGAGAAGCATTATCAGTATCTTTTGATTCTAATATAGGTCATGATTTTATCGAAGATTGGAATGATAGATATGACTTTATGCATAGAGAAGAAGAAAGAATCCCTTTTGATCTAGAACTTATGAATAAAATCACAAAAGGTGGTTTACCGAATAAGACATTGAATATTGTTATGGCTGGTACAGGAGTGGGTAAATCTTTGTTTATGTGTCATTGTGCATCA